GTCCTGTGCGGCCAATACTACCTGTGCCTGTTCTACTTCTGATTCTGTTAACTTGGACTCTTTCATTTTCTTCTTGCCATATTCGCCCATCTTACGCTTAGAACCACATGAACCTTCTTCCATATCTTCGTCTTCTTCCTCGTCCTCATCAGGTTCCTTGATGTCCGGAGCGATTGCGTTCTTAACTGCTGACTGATATGCTGTGCCGTTTGCGTATGAAGGACTGTCCGCACCCGCTTCAGCGATCCTTGCTCTCAATGCCTGTTCAAGCATCAATAATTCCAAGTATGCCGGTGATTTCTCGCTCGTATGTAATGCTGGAGTGTTCTTTGCCTCTTTGATTAATGCTCTAGTCTTAGTGAGCATCGCACGAGCCTTGGTTTCAGATATGTTAGAAACATCAATCTTGGGTGCGAAATATGATTTCATCACCTTTGTGATCAGTCTAACGTCTGTTTTTGGTGCTATGTCTGTTAATTTCATTGTCCAATTCCTTCTCTTGGATATATTTAGCCAGGTTTATATACTGCTCTGCGTCTTTCTTTAACGCTTTGATTTCTAACACTGTTTCCTGTGCTCTAATTGCCGCAGTTACTCTTTTTTCTTTATCGCTACTTTTATTAATAGTGTTTTCAGCAACAGCAAGATCAAACATCCTGCGTTGGATAACTTCATCTATTCTTATTGTAGTCCTCGCCTCTGAAGTCCTTCCAAAAGTTTCCAAGGTACAATATGTGGTTGCCATCTGTGAATTTAAAAACTCATGTACTTCATTAATATGATGAAATACCTTAAATCCATCAAAGGATTTTACAATCCTATATCTATCAAAAGCGAGATAGTCGTCCTTCCGTTTGACAATGACGTTCTTACGAACTTGATTCAGGCCTTGTCGAGCAATAGTTTTAAGACGGTTGTATGCATCGGCCTGGCGCATACGATTAACCTAGATTCTGTGCTATAAACCAGGCAACGACTGCTAAGAGAGAACCTATAACAGTAACTCCCCATCTTATTAGTTGCTGGTTACGTTTTTCGTTTTGGCCCACAACGAGATCTTTGATCTCATAGACCACTTCTTCCAACTTACTAACTTTCTTTTCCACCGCGTCTAGTTTGTTTTCCAATGCCTCGTACCTCTCGGCACATAACTCAACGTGGGCTTCTAAGTTCTGCTTCTCAATTTTTGTAGTGCTCATATTTTTTCCGTCAATAGGAAGTTATCACACGAGTGTTTTGTGAATTTAATTGAGCCTATATGTGCCTGAGTTATGTGTGTTCTATGTGATGCTTTATACTGATTATTTATCATTATTTGTCAAATCGTGCATGAAAAATGTATTGCGTCTTGATCCTAACGTGTTGATTGTGTTATTAATTTTTGCTGTTTCTTCTAAACCAGTGATGATTGGGATTCCGTTAAAGTCATCCATTAGAGCCTGTAACTTGCCCTTGTTATTGTCAAATGCCGAAGGCTGTTCCACTGTGAACGCAAACATCCAAACACTATACTTGAATCCTACTGCCTGTAAATATTCTTCACCAAAGCCATATGCTGTAAGATCCTGATCTTCTAACTGTTCAGGATGGATGAGAACTGATGGTTGATTACGCATACCAATCAGTTGTAGGAATGTTTCATAGTTGCGTTGTTGATTGCGTAATTTAACTTCGTGCTCGTTCTTTGGCTTGGCAGTAAAGCCAGTATTTGAGATATCTGCTAATGTCCAACAAACTATCATTCTTCCACCAATGCCACTATCGTTTTAAGTTTATCTATCGCGTCCTTGACAGCAGGATGCTTAACTAGTTCATTCCAGTGCTGTCGGTATATCCATTCTCTGTAGTCACGGAACTCATCCTCTATCTGCTGGACCAGTTCACGTTTATAGTGTGGATCCCTAAGTTTACGCCTGTATATGGTATTGCCACCATCCGGTGATTCATAGACCCAGGCAGTTGTATCTTTTTCTTCAAACAGATCTCGTTGTTCCATACAGATATTTACGCCAATAAAAAAGCCCACTGTAAAAAGTGGGCTTCTTCATATAAGTTTAAAACTTATGATACTGCCGCCGCTGTTAAGATACCTAATTTTGTATCTGTAACTGTTGAGCTTGATAAGTCAACTGAGTCAACTGTGCCTAATGCACGGATAGCCGCTTGTAATGTAGCCGCTACAACTGTGCCGTTACCACCTGTTGCTTCAACAGCAAATGTTTGCTGTGAGTTTGTGTCAAGTAGTGGACCAATAGCAACGATAGTCGCTGTGTCTTGGATCGCATTAAGAACTGCTTGTTGAGCTCCTTCTGGACCTGTTGATGCGTTAGCATTAACGTAGTCAACTGTGAAGAAGTGTAAATTTTGCGAAACTTCTACGTCTGTAGTAGTTGCCGCTGGATGTGTTTTTGTTAATTTTGCCATCTTTCTAATCTCCTAAAGTATTTGGGATCGTAATGTCCCTACACTTATTTAGTCTATTTTACCAAAATAATCAACGCAGTTTTTTGAAAAAATCTTCTGTAGTCTCTTCTATAGGAACGTCCACACAGTTCGTAGGTGCTACCCATATATCATAAACACCGTCTATGTGCTGGAGATCGTAATTGATTAAGGTTGTTGAAATAACTGAATGGACCTCGCAGGCTATCTCTGAACTAAAGTTAGGAACAAATGTTTGAGTCTCACACTCCTGCTCACCGTTGACCATCATACACAGGCCCACTAGATAACCCCACATTAGATTGCTTGTCTATATAGTTCGTGCAGGTCTGAATTAGCACCACTTGAGTTACGAGTCATTTGGACCAGACGTTTCTTCATCCAATTTTGATCGCTGGCTGTTAGTCTAGGTTGTTGCACCATCCTACGCATTTTCATTTGATCTGCATCCAACCCTGATATCCTGCGTTGTAGTATCAACATCAATTGTGCAAAGTCATTTGAGTTTAATGTGCCAGAAGCCATGTCTCTGAATACACGTTTGATACGCATCTCAGGAAGGACGATGTCCCAGTTGTTGTATATCCTGTCAGCATATTTCTTCTGTTCCATGACCATGACAATCATATTGTATAGGTCAGGCATACTAGGACGGAATCCGTTGAAGTTTAGGTTGCTGACAATCTCACCTGCATATTTCATTGCCTTGGCTTTGTCAACATCATACAGTCCACGTAGGAGTAGGAGATGATTAAACATAGTCTTTGCTATGTCATCAATCTTCATACCGGTCAACTGATTGAGTCGACGATACATTCTTGATTCATCTAACTGTTGTAGGAATTCCATTATTGTAAGTTCTTTGCAAAGTTTGATTTTGAGAAACGTAAACGATCAACAAGTTTAATACCACTGGCAACGTAACCTTCGTGTCCTGGTTCGCCATCAATTGAAGCACGGATACCTGACCCTTCTTGGTCTAGTTCTCTGACCATACGTGTTTTAATCGCGGCTATCATTCTAAAGATAGCAAACACTGCTGTCACTGCCTGTTGATTTTCTGCTACCACTTGTTCTATTCTCTGTTGTTTAGGTTCACTGACTTTTGTTTTTGTAAAGTCAACAAAGCCCTGTGCCATGTTCTCAAAGTTACCTTCTCTAACTTTAAAGTTAGCATACTGTTTCATCAGTGCAGGTAGGTTCGCCAATTGATACTCTCTCAATGTCTGAGGATTGAATATTGCATCAATCTTTTGACTGTTCTTTCTAACTGTTTGTTCTATCTGTCTAAGTTCTTTTACGGGCAAGTCCAATTCAACTGTGGTAGTCATCTTAGGACTTACAAATAAGACATCACCCTTACCAAGTTGATCAATGTCGCTGAAGGGAACACCTGCGTCCTCTTGGTCTCGTTTGTAGGTATGTATAGCAACACCTGCTGATGATTGAGCTATGTCTTGGCCAACATCTGAATCCTTGTCAATTGAGTATGTGACAGTGTTTGGTGTGAACGTATAGTTGCCACTAACTTCTTTAGGTTTGCCTGCATACAATAGATCTCCCATGACATATCCTTTCATGTTTGAGGGAGTCTGTGCTTCTAGTCGTGGCCATAAGAACTTGTAGACATTGACTAGTTCTGTCCTATCACCACCACGTTGTTGCATGATCTTTTCTAGTTCCTCAGGTGAACGTGCCATGCCCTGATAACCTTTTGCTGTAAAGCCTGACTTATCTGTTAACACGAACCTGCCTTGTGGATCACGGCCAAATATGATCGCTGGCTTACCATCCCATTTGATTGTGATGTCCTTGGTTTGATCAGGAAGTTGTTGTAGTTTTGTCAACGCTGTGAGAGCACCCTTTGATCCATAGTCAAATATCATATCCTCTGGATGTTCAATACGAGCACCTTCAACTATCACACTCATACCTTGATTGACAATGCGATCTCTTAGGTTACGCATGATGTTGGTCTCAGTCATGGCATCTAGATTGAGGCCTTCCTTGGCCAATGTCTCCCTAGCATCTGCTATCAGTTTCTCGTAGTCTGGATCTGATTTAAGTTTGCTGACTATTGACTCAACTGACACTAGGTCCTTTTCTGTGCCACCTACTAGTATCCTTGCTATCTCATCTGGATCTTTTGAAATGGGTTTATCTGTTTCTCTGGCCAATAATCCATTCTTGACTGAAAACTTCATACCTCTTGCACGAGCTATACTTGCCAGAACTATTGCTCTGTGTTTGCCCTTAAACTCTGAACCTGCTGGTGCACCTGACAATGCCCACTTCTGCCACTGTGGCTCACCGAACATAAAGTCTGTCTGCACAAATCCATTTAATGCCTGTCCATTGATAGGTGTCCTGTAGTGGACTGAGTCGCCAGTCTTGGCAACATAGTCACGGACTTCTAGTCCCTGCTTCTGGACGTGCTGTGCCAGTTGGTTATATAGATCTTGTTTGGCCACTGAGTTGACATCAACTGCTAGGTCTAGGTCGCCTGATGATTGTGCTATGCCCGTGGAGCCTAACATATTCTGTAGGAGAGGTAGTCCTGTAAGTTTCTCTAGATACTTTACAGTTGGTTGGACGTCTTGTTTGTTAATTCTCTGTGTTTGGGGATTTCCATCAGCGTCCTTGAATACATTACCGCCTTCTAGTATGATCATTGTTATGCACCGTCGATCATTTTGTTGATTTCGTCGTATCCTTTTTCACCTGGCTGGATTGGTTTGCCACAGACATAAATCGTTTTGCCCACTTTCTTTGTATCATCCTTGCAGACTTTACCACCCTGTGCATACATTATGTTGCTGTTTTTTTCTTG